GTGCCGCTGCAGCACGGGCAACCGGTCAACCCCCAATTTGATTTCGAGCAGCATGTCCGCGCGGCCGAGTGGGATCGCAAGCGGATGCTGATCGTCGGCTTTGACCAGGGGCTATTCGCCTCGGCGGTCGCGTCGCAGCGCACGGCCGAAGGGCATTTGCGCACGCTGCGCGAGGCGGTCGCCTTCCTCAAGCCCGGCGAGGTGCTGCGCAAGATCGGCGCGACCGCGTTCGCGCAGCTGGTGCGCGCGATGCTCAACGAGCATTTTTTCGATCTGCATCCCGATCGGCTGCGCTTCGTCGGCGATCCCGCGGCCTGGAAAGCCCGCGATAACGAGGACGAGGAGCGCGACTGGATCCGGCTGTTCGAGAAGGAGCTCGGCGCCCGCGCGCACCGCGCTAAGACCAACCGGCAAACGCTACGCCACGAGGCCTTGTGGAAGGCGATGACGACGGTTGACGGCTATGCGGTCGATCCCGCGTGCAAACACCTGATCCGCGGCCATTTGGGCGGATACCGCTACAACACCGCCGACATGCGCGACGGCGAGACGCGCGGGCACCTCGAGGTCGCCAATACGATCTACACGCATGTCTGCGACGCCGAGCAATATGCCGCGGTCGAGGGCGAGCATGTGATCTCGGATCTGCGCGGCCAGGCGCGCCGGCCGGCGGCGATCATCAACGACAGCGAATTCGACGTATTTGGAGGCGCTTATGGCTAGCTTGTTCAAGGGCATCGGGCATTTGCTGTTCGGCTCGCCGGTGGCGCCGCCGGTGCCGCCGCCCGTGGTCACGCGCGATGCCGCCGCGCTCGCCGCGCAGCAGCAGATCGACGAACTCGCGCGCCGCCGCGGCTCGGCCGCCGATATTCTGACCGGCAGCAGCGGCGCCGAGCCTGGCGCCGGCCAGGTCGGCCGGCTGATCGTCGGCAACTAACCCTCGACGCTACCCCCCAAGGCCAAGGAGAGGCCCCCATGACCGAGAACGACAAGACCAGGCAGCAGAGCGAAACCGTCAACACCCAGGGTCGCGAGCAGGGCGAAGCGGCAAAGGCCAAGGAGCGCGAGCACGCCGAAGCGCAGAAGGAAAAGGACCGCGAGACGCGCGAGCGCCACGAGCGCGAAGCGCAGAACCGGCGCGATCACGCCGAGGCGCAGGGCATGAATACGGTGCTGGCGCGCGATTGCGTGCCGATGTTCGAGGGCGAGGGCGAGGAAAAGCCCGATCCCGCGGAATTGCTCGAGATGATGAAGGGCCAAGAAGGCCTGATCGAAGTCGTGCCGAGCGACGGCGAGAAGGAGATCCTCGGCGCCGCCTACCTCGTCCACGGCGATCATCCGTGGAACACGACGCTCGCCGGGCTCAAGCTCGAGACCGGCGGCGATTGGCTCGTGCATGGCCCGGGCTACGGCGATGTTGCCAAAATGGCCACTTCGGTGGTCGGCTACGGGCTGTTCATCAGCGGCGATCAGGTCGCGTGGAGCCGGCGGCCTGACGAGATCCGGCTCGGGCCCGGCACGACGCTCAACCTCAAGGACGATGTGATTTTCTAAAATACCCTCTCCCGGTCGACCCCGGGAAACCTCCGCCTCGCCTGCCGGGCCAGCCCTATTACCCCCAAGAACGACCGGCAGGCGGGGTGCTTTTTTCCGAGAAGGATGCCGCGATGGACGACAAGATTCAGGACGACGAGCTCGCCAAGTGCGACGTCAAGGATCACGAGCGGCGCCTCGAGGAGCGGCGCCCCTGGGAGAGCACCTGGCGCGCGATCGACGAGCGGTTTCCCGATGGCGCCGGCGGGTTCCTGCAGACGACGCCCGGGCGGATCCGCGGCGAGGGCAATTTCGACACGACGCACATTACCGCCAACGAGCGCTTTGCCGCGGCCGGCGTGGCGATCACGACGCCGGCGGAAAAGGATTACATTCATCCGCGGTTCTCGGCCGACCTGATGAAAGAGCGCGACGTCCAGCTGTGGTGCGAGGCTGCGGGCAAGCAACTCTACGCGATCCGCTACGCCTGGCGCTCGGGCTTCGGCGTCGCCGCCAACGAGGATTGGGACCAGTTGGGGCGCTACGGCACGAGCCCGATGTGGGTCGACGTTAACGACCAGGCCGGCGGCATGTTCTACCGCACGCTCCACCTCTCCGAGATCACGATCGACGTCGATTACACGGGGATGGTCGATACCGTCGACCGCAAGATTACGCGCACGCTGCGCCAGATCGTCCAGTTCTTCGGCGAGGACGCGCTGACGCCGAAAATGAAAAAGGCATTGGATGAGGACAAGATGGAGGAGCCGTTCGAGATCCTCCATGTCGTCGCGCCGAATAACAAATGGGACAAGGACAAGCTCGACTGGCGGCGATTGCCGATCGGCTCGCGCTATATGGCGCTCGACGAAAAGCTCTACTTGCGGCGGAAAGGATATTTCACGTTTCCGATCGCGGTGTCGCGGCACATGACGTCGGCCGGTGAGAAATACGGCCGCAGCCCCGGGATCAAGATGTTGCCCACGATTAACGGCGTGAACGCCATGAAGCACACCACCTTGAGGGCGGGCCACAAGGCGGTCGATCCGGCGCTGCTGTTCGACAACGAGGACGGGATCACGCGGCTTTCGACCAAGCCCGGCGGGCTCAACCCGGGGATGATGCGCGACGGGCAACCGCGGGTCGGGCGCATGCCCGGCGGCGAGCAGGGAATTCCTTATGCGGTCGAGATGATCCAAGACGAACGCAGCGAAATCAAGACCGCGTTTCTTGAGGAGTTCTACAAGATACTAACGGACCCAAATAGTCGTATGACGACTACTGAGGTTTTGGAAGTCATGTCCAAGCAAGGGATCTTGGTGCGGCCCTATGCGAGCCGCTACGAAACCGAAAAGCAGAACCCGGTGTCGCAGCGCGAGCTCGACTGCGCGATCCGCTGGCGGCAACTCGATCCGTTCCCGCCGCAGGTGCTCGAGGCCGGCGAGTGGCCGCGCGTCGACTACGACAACATGCTCGCAGCGATGGCGAGGGCGGAATCGACCAGCAAAGGCCTGCGCTTCATCGAGGCGCTCACGCCGATGGCCCAGGTCGATCCGCAGATTTACGACTATCTCGACACCGACGTCATGGTGCCGAGCCTCGCCGATGACATCGGCGTCGATGCCAGCTGGATCCGCGATCCCAAGGAGGTCAAGGCCAAGCGCGCGGCGCGCGAGCAGCAGCAGGCGGTGCCCGACCAGGCCGACGCGCTCAACCAGGGGAGCCAGGCCTTCCTCAACATCGCCAAGGCCAACCAGCTGCGCGGCGTGCCCGGCATGGTGCAGTGATGGGCGACTATTACCGCAACTGGCCGGGCTATTCGCCGAAACCGACACCCGAGCGGCCCAACCCGCCCGACAAGCCGACGCCCGAGGAGGAGGCCTTGCTCGTCCATTACTTTGTGCTGCGCGAGGAAATCAGCCGGCTCGAGAGGATCGTCGGCGACGACAAGGAGCTCGATAAGGCGGTGGTCCTGCTCAAAACCGGCTGCAAGCTCGTCAAGCGGCGACTGCGCCGGATCGGCTTTGTCGGGCCGCTGCGCGTGCGCGACCAGGTTTCGGAGCTCGGATGATGGATGCGGTCAGCGAGGTCAATCGCCAGCGCTACCGGGCGATCCTCATCAGCCGCGACGTCAAGCGCGTGCTGTGCATGGTGCCCGAGATCTTCGGCACCGAGCCCAGGCAGCTGTGGCGCTGGCTGTTTCTCGGGCATGACGGCAAGCCGCACCGCGCCGGCGAGATCATTCTCGCCGATTTGCGCCGCTACGCGCGGCTCGACACGGCTTCGATCTTCGATTCCGACCCGCAAGTGCTCGCCTACCGCGAGGGCAAGCGCGCGGCGGCGATGCGGATCTTCAACTATCTGAACCTGGACGAGAAAGCCGTCCAAACCCTGATGGAGCTCGACGATGGCCTCTAATCCCAATGGCGCGGCAAATGGTGGCGGCGAGCCCGGCGTTTCGGCGGCCGAATTGTTTGGCGGCGCGGCGGCCGGCGGCGATGCCGGCGAGCAGCAAGGCGGCGATGGCGGCGAGCAGGACGGCGGCGAGCAGCAGGGCGGCGAGCAGGGCGGGATCGATCCCGCGTTCTACGCCGAGGTGCCGGCCGAGCTCGCCGAGGGCGAGAAAACCTCACTGCGCGACTGGCTCAAGGCCGCCGGCGTCAAGGACATTGCCGGGCTCGCCAAGATCGCGCGCGACAATCAGCTGGCGCTCCGCGCGAGCGGCCAGGTCAAGGTGCCCGGGGAGGGCGCCAAGCCCGAGGAGATCGCCGCGTTCCACCGCGCGATCGGCGTGCCCGAAAAGCCCGAGGACTATGCGGTGCCCGTGCCCAAAGACGGCGACGGCAACGTGCTGACCGGCGCCGACGGCAAGCCGGTCAAGATGAACGAGCCGCTGCTCGGCCGGCTCGCGCAGGTCGCGCACAAGTTTGGCGTGCCGAAATCGGCCTATGACGCGCTCGTCGCCGATTTCGTCGCCGCGCAAATGGAGGAAGCCGCGATCGAGGGCCACGCCGAGCAGACCGAGGCCCAGGCCAAGCTCAAAGAGTGGGCCCAGCACGGCAACGCCAAGATGGGGGCGATCAATGCCGCGCTCGAGGCGCTTGGCCTCAACCGCGCCGAGGCCTTGAAGCTGCGCGGTGCGCTCGGCGCCGGCCGCTCGATGGAAATGCTCGCGAAATTGGGCGAAGGCGTCGCCGAGGACGCGATGCTCGCCGGCGGCACCCGCGGCCGCTTCGGCATCACCGGCGCGCAGGCGCAGGAGGAGATCGACAAATTGCGCGCCGATCCGGCGACCAGGGACAAGATCTTCATCAAAGGCACGGCCGAGCGCGCGCGCTACGACCGATTGCAGAACATCGTCGGCCAGGAGGCCGACCGCCAGGCCGCGGCCGGTCTATAAATGATAAGATCCCGCAGGCTTCGGCGTGAGTTGTTGCGGGGCGGGGCGCTAATTCGGGCGCTGCGCGCACGCCGAAAGAGGAGAGAGACAATGGATGACAGAAAACGCGAAGATCGGCGCGAGGATCGGCGCGATCGGCGCGAGGATGAGCGCGAGGCCGAGCGCAAGCCCGTCGATCCCGGGTTCGGTCAGCCCGGCAGCGAACGGCCCGACCAGGGTTTGCCGGGCACGCCCGGGCACCCCGACCAGGGCCTCCCGGGCGATCAGCCGCATCCCGATCAGGGGCTCCCCGGTCAGCCAGGCCGCCCCGATCAGGGGCTTCCCGGCGATCCGCCGCATCCCGACCAGGGCTTGCCAGGTCAGCCGGGCCGCCCCGGCCACGATCTGCCGGGCGACGAAGGGCTCAACCCCGATCTCGACCCGAACCTCGACCCGAACCTGAAACCGGGGCGTCCCGACCAGGGCTTGCCGCCTACGGCCGAGCCCAAAGAATAGAGCGCCGGCTCTATCGTTCCGCCCGCGGTTTCACCTCATGGCCGCGGGCGGAATTGTGCAAAGGAGATCTGCATGGCTGAGTTTCCGCGATTCCGCGACGTACCGCGCAAAATGGCGCACCTGGCGATCGACGATCGCGGCTTTCCCGTGCCGTGGTTCGTCGCCTGGCAGGACGGCAAGCCCGTGTTTCCCGCGCTCGATCCGCGCAAGTTGAAGCGCGCGATCGCGCGCAACCTCTGTTGGGTCTGCGGCGGCGAGCTCGGCCGGATCAAGGCCTTCGTCATCGGCCCGATGTGCGCGGTCAACCGCACGAGCGCCGAGCCGCCCTGCCACCTCGAATGCGCGCGCTTCTCGGCGCTCAACTGCCCCTTTCTGTCGAAGCCCAACATGGGCCGCGTGCCGATCGGGCACTACGGCGGCACCAGGGAGAACACCCCCGGCGTCATGCTCGAGCGCAACCCCGGCGTGACGCTGATCTGGCAGACGCGCCGCTACGAGCTATTCGATGACGGCGCCGGCGGCACGCTGTTCGATATCGGCAAGCCGCACGCGGTCGAATGGTACGCGCGCGGCCGCGCGGCGACGCGCGCCGAAGTCTGGGAAAGCATCGTGAGCGGCCTGCCGCACCTCGAGGCGCTCGTCGCAGCCGATCCAGACCGCGAAGGCGCGCGCGCCGAGCTCGACCAGCGGATAATCGCGACCGCGCCGCTCTTGCCGCAAGCCTGAATTTTCTGCCGCCACAAGCACCCTCAGCGCGAAACCGGCGCGCCGCCTCACCGAAGGTCGCGCGGCCAGCCAAAGCGCTCCACGGGGCTCTGAGGGCAAAATAGGCGCATCCCGCGCTTTGCCCGCTTGACAGGGCGGCCGCTCGGGGCGCATTTCTCGCGGCGGGCTGGTGGGAAACGGAATTTGGCATTTCCCCCTGGAACACCCATTCCCCGGCGACCATCAGCCCGACCGCAAAGCCCCCGCCTAGCGCGCGCTCCCAGAGCGGCGCCCGGGGCCTCGCTGCAGCTGCAGCCGCCGATCGCGGGCGCAAAACGATAGAGGGCCGGTCCTAGACCCCTAGCCTTTCGACCTTGGTTCACCTCAAGTCGAAAGGATCAGGCCATGTCGAGCCAGGTTCCCGCATCATTCCAATCCAAATATCAAAACAACGTCGAGAGCGTGCTGCAGCAGACGGTCTCGATGCTGCTCCCGGCCGTCGAAGTCACCGACGAAAACGGCGCCGACAAGATCAAGGTCACGGATCTGATCGGCAACGCCGATGGCCAGGAAGCGACCGAGCGCCACGGCGACACCAAGTACGCCGATACCCCGCATGACGGCATCTGGCTCCCGAAAAAGCCCGAGATCTACTACGCCGAGCTCGTCGACAACGACGACCAGCTATCGACGGGGATCAACCTCGAGGGATCCTACACCAAGGAGGGCGCCAACGTCGTCGCGCGCGCCCGCGATCGCCGGGTGCTCGAGGGGATCTACGGCAACGTCATTTCGGGCAAGGACGGGACGATCGTCACGCCATTCCCCGCCGCGATGACCGTGCCGGTCACGGTCGGCGGCGCCTCGGGCCCGCAGCGCTTCAATGTCGCCAAGCTGCGCGCCGCCAACATGCTGCTCGCCAAGAACTTCGTCGACACGGCCGAGCAGCGATACATGGCGATCACCGCCGAGCAGTCCGACGATCTGCTCTCGGAAATCACCGTCACAAACGAGGATTTCCAGAAGGCCTATGGCGGCCGCGTCGACGAGAACGGCCGCGTCATCGAGCTCTTGGGCTGGAAGTTTATCCCGCTCGAGCTCTCGAACCCCAAGCTCGGGCCCGTGCCCGTGCTCTCGGTCGACGCCAGCGGCTACCGCAAGAACCCGTTTTGGGTCCGCAGCGGCGTGCGCGTCAATTTCTGGGACCGCCTGCGCACCGACGTCTCGCCGGTGCCGACCAAGCAGCTGACCAAGCAGGTTTGGGCGGGCACCACGCTCGCCGCGACCCGCACGCAGGCCGGCAAGGTCGGCATCGTCCTCAACTCTGAGGTTCCGGCCTGATCGGCGCGGGGAAAGGAAGCTATTATGACCACGCAATACGTCATGCAGCAGATCGGCGTCGCCGATGGCACAGTCCCGCAGCAGCGCGCCGATGGCCGGCAATGCCATGCCCGCAAGCGCACGTTCCTCGGCTCGAAAACGCCGGGCCAGGCCTGGGCCGCGGGGGACAAGATTTTCCTCTGCACCAAGCCCGGCAACGAGAAGGTCACGGAGATCAAGGTGACGAGCGATACCTCGCTCGGCACCACGACCGTCGATATCGGCACGCTGTCAAACCCGCAGCTGTATTGCGCCGCGGCGACGATGACCGCGGTCAACGTGCCCACGGCGATCGGGCCCAAGGCGGCGACGCTCGATGACCCGCCGGGACCGTCCGAGGATCTCTATGCGACGCTGGCGGTCGGCGGGGTCGGCGCCGCGGTGCTCGCGACGTTCGAGATCGTCACCTCTGGCGAATGAATTCGGCACCAGGCGGCGACTATGCACCCTGCATGCCGCCTGGACCGAGGCCGGGGGAGTTTCGCGTCGAGGAGCTCTCCCGGCCAAATTGTGAAGGAGGCCGGCAATGGCATTTACCGCAAAGTTCACCGTTCCCCGCGGCAAGCATGCGCAGAAAAACGTGACGATCACCGCCGGCAGCGCCGAGGCCCAAACCGACACGATCTCGCTCAACATCGATGCCACGCACATGACCAAGGGCGACGCGATCATTCTGCTCGAGGATCTCGTGCAGAAGATCCACACGAACAAATGGCCGCCGCTGTGAAAGGCGGCCGCAAATGGCAAACTACGTCCAAATCGCCAACCTCGCCGCGACGCTGATCGGCAACCAGGCGCGGATCACCAGCCCCGATGACAACACCGTGCTCGCGCGCACGATCAAGGCGGTCTGGGATCTGCAGCGCAAGGCGACGCTGCGCGACGGCGAATGGAATTTTGCCTGCCAGCGCGCCGGCCTCCCCGCGCTCGCGGCCGCGACGCCCTATCCGTTCGGCTATGCCTACCAGCTGCCGGCCGAGGCGCTCAAGCTGGTCGAGCTGATCGACGATCCGCGCGACGAGTACCGGCTCGAGGGCCGGCAGATCCTCAGCAATAGCGCGCCGCCGCTCTATGTCCGGTTCTGCATCGATGTGCCGGCGCCCGAGGCCTGGGATGACACCTTCGCCGACGCCTTCGGCAAGCGCATCGCCTGGACGATCGGCCGCCGCATCGCCGGCAGCGCTTACGACCCGGCCGTGGGCGCGACGATCTACGCCCAGGCGATCGAGCAGGCCAAATCGATCGACGCGCGCGAGAACCCGCCGCTCGAGCAGGAAGAAAGCTCCTGGATCACCGCGCGGTTTGGCTGGCCGGGAATCGTCTGATGGTCACGCCGCGGCGAAGCTCGCCCGGGATCCGGCACCTGCTCTCAGGATTCCTCGCTGGCGAGCTCGACCCGATGATGGGCGGCCGCGTCGAAACCGATCAGTATCAATATGGCCTCGATACCTGCGAGAACTTCCTCGCGCTCGAGCTCGGGCCGCTCGTCAAGCGCATGGGCTTCCAGTACATTCGCGACGCCGATCCGAGCTCGACCTGGCTCTCGCCGTTCCGCTTCTCGACCACGCAGGAATATGTCCTCGAGTGGGGCAATGCCAAGCTGCGCTTCTTCACCAACGGCGGCCGCGTCGAGACGTCGCCCGGCGTGCCCTACGAGCTCGGCGTGCCCTACACGGCGGCCGAGGCGCCGGCCGTGTGGAGCCAGCAAAGCTACGACCGGCTCTATCTCGATCACCCGGCGCACCCGCCGGCGGCGATCGCGCGCCTATCGGCGGTCACGTTCAGCTACAGCGTGATCGCCAACGAATTCGGGCCGTTCAAGGACGAGAACACCGACAAGACCGTGACCGTCACGGTCGATTACGTCATCACCGATGGCACGACGCCGACGACGATCCACGCGACCGCGCCGATCTTTCAGCCGGGCCATGTCGGCACGCTGTTCCGCGTGCGCGGCGCCAATATCGCGCTGCAGGCCTGGGAGCCTGGCCGGGTCGGCATCACTACGGGGATGGGCCTGGTCAATGAGGGCAAGGAGTACATTGCCCAAACCGCGGGCACTACGGGCACGATCGCGCCGACCCATACCGAGGGCACGGCCTGGGACGGCGCGACGCTGCAGGACGTCGGCGCCAAGGGCCCCTACGGCGTCGAGTGGAAGTATCTTTGCGATCAGTTCGGCATCGCGCGGATCACCGCGGTTGCCGGCGATGGCCTCTCGGCCTCCGCGATCGTCATCCGGCAGATGCCCGAAGGCTCGATCCCGCCGACCTATCGCTGGTCGCATAGCCTGTTTTCCGACGTCGAAGGCTATCCCTCGATCGTGCTGCTCTGGCAGGGCCGCATGGTTCACATCAAGGGCTTCGATATCGTTGCCAGCGTCGCCGGCGACTTCGGCGGCGGCCGCGCCAATTATCAGACTTACACGTCGGAAGGGATCATCGCCGCCGACATGGGCTTTCGCCGCACGCTGGCGACCGAGGATCCGCCGCTGTGGGGCGTCGCCGATCTCAAGAAATTGCTGCTCGGCACGGCGAGCAAGGAACTGGCGGTTGGCCCGACCAATAGCCAGGCCGTCGTCGCCGGCGACAACATCAGCATGGAACCGCAGTCGTTCTACGGGAGCCAGGCGCTGCCGCCGCTGCAGGTCGGCACCAAGACGCTGTTCGTCGAGCGCGGCGGGCGCCGGATCCGCGCGGCCGGCTACGACGTGCAGCCCGATCGCTACGGCGCCGACGATCTCACGGTATCGGCGCGCCAGATCACCAGCGGCGGGATCAAGCAACTCGCCTATCAGCGCTGGCCGTTCGCCTTCGTTCATGCCGTGCGCTCGGACGGGCAGATTGCCGTCCATTCGGACACCAAGCTCCAGGTCAAGGGATTCAGCCGGATCGTGCTCGGCGGGGCCGCGCAGGCGCTCTCGGCCGTGTCGGTGGTCGGCGCCGATGGCGTCACCGACGAGCTCTGGCTGCTCGTGTCGCGCAGCACACCGGGCGGGACCAGGCGCGAGATCTGGAAGCAAGCGCCCTGGCGCGAGCTCGGCGAGCCGCAGGCGCAAGCGTTCTACGTCGATGCCGGCGTCTCGGCCTCTGCGGCGGCGAACCAAACCCATTTTTCGGGGCTCGCGCACCTCGCCAGTCAGCCGGTCGCGGTGCTCGCCGATGGCGCCGTGGTGCCGAATATGACCGTGGCGGCGGACGGCACGCTGACGCTGCCGAGCTCGGCGGCGCCGCCCTATGCCTATCAGATCGCGATCGGCCTCGCCTACACGGCAACCGCGATCACGCTGCCGCCCGAGATCGCCGCGGCGCGCGGGACGATCCAGGGGCTGTGGAAGCGCGCGCGCAAGGTCATGCTGCGCATGCTCGAGACGCTCGGGATCTCAGTCGGCGGCGCCGGGCCCAACGATCCGCTCGAGGAAGTGCTCGAGCGCTCGGCGCACGATTTCATGGATCAGCCGATTCCGCTGTTCACCGGCGACATGGAGGGCAACGTCGACGCCGAATATGACCGCGCCGGGCGCGTGCGCTTTGTCTCCGACAAGCCGCTGCCGGCGACGATCACGGCCGCGGCGCTCTCCCTCGAAATGGACCAGGAAGGTGTTTGAGCTCGCGTTTGCGCGCCTCGAGGCGGACGACATGCTGCGCCTGCAAGCGGGGCGCCGGCAGCGCGTCGTGTTCGGCATGCCTTCGGTGACGAGCCTCGCGGACGCCAAGGTGATCGCCGCCGAGCGCGTCGCCTGGTCGGCGCGCGCGCGCTACCGCAATGGCGGCGAGCAGCTGCTCGCCTGCTTCGGCATCGTCGAGCACTTCGCCGGCGTCCACGGGCTCGCCTGGGCGATGCTCGCCGATCGCCTCGGATCCGCGCATTTGCCGCTGACGCGCTTTGTCCGATCCGAGATCGCTGGTTGCGGCCTGCCGCGGCTCGAGCTCCTCGCGCGCGCGCCGAACCTCGAGCCCTGGTTCGCGCTGCACCCGGGGCTCGATAGCGGCCAGATCGTCGCGGTCGCTGGCGCGGTGCCGACCCCCGAAATGCGCTGGGCCAAGATGCTCGGGATGACGCCCGCGCATCTGCTCAGGCTCTACGGCGGCGGCGCCGAGTCTTTCATGCTCTACGAGCGGCTCGCCCCGGAATTGCTGCAGCCGCGCGCGCAAATGGGGGAGGCGGCCTGATGGATCCGGTGAGCGCAGGCTTCAAGGTCGCGGGCGGCCTCATCAAGGGCATCGGCGGGATCGCGGCCGGGCGCCAGCAGCAGCAGGCGCTCGTCGAGCAGGGGCGCCAGGAGAACATCGCCGGCAACCTGCAGGCGACGCGGATCCGCGAGCAAGCGCGGCGCGCGCTCGGCGAGCAGGTTGGCGGGCAGTTCGCCAATGGCTTCCAGGGCGGCACGGGCTCGGCGCTCGACGATCTCTCCGAAAGCCAGATCAATTCGACGCTCGACGCGCTGCAAACGCGGCGCGACGCCGCGACCAAGGCCGCGAGCCTCTACACGCAGGGCAACATGGCGCGCCGCAGCGCCGGATGGGATGCCGTCGCCGGCCTCGTCGGCACGGGCAGCGATCTCTACGGCATGCACCAGGATTGGGCGCGTGCGCAGGCGCCTAGCTGATGGCCGGCGAGGAGATCTATCAGCCGCGGGTGATGCCCGACGCGCCGGCGGCGATGCCACTCGCAAGGCCCGATGATTTTGGCGCGCAAGTCGGCGGTGCGCTCAGCCAGGCCGGCGATGTCGTCAACCGCGCCGCGATCCAAAGCTACACGCAGAACCGCGAGCTCGAGGCCGACCGTGAGCTCGCGCGCAAGCAGGCCGAACTCGGCCAGGTCAAGGATCGGCAAGAAGCGCTCGCGCAGCAGATGCGGCTCAACCCCGACAACGGCGATCCGTCCTATCCGGGGCACGAGGGGCTCTGGCGCGAGAGCACCGAAGCGAACCGCGGCCCGCTGCTCGACAACATCAAGGAAGGCCGCAATCGGCGGATGCTCGAGCAGCATTTCAACGATTACCTCTCGACCGGCTACCAGCGCGAAGCCGACTTCGCCGAAGCGCGCCGCGCCGGGCAATTCGTCGTCGACCAAAAGGCCGCGCAGGCCGGCGCGGCGAACCGGATCCGCACGACGCTCGACGATCCGCTGGTGGCCTGGCAGCAAGAGCTCAACCACTCGACCGACGCGCTCTACACGGGCAACCCTCGCGCGACGACCGACGTTCTCGGCAGGGCCGAGCAGGAAAACCACGACGTCTATGCGGCGGCGCTGTTCGATCGCACGACCAACGGCGTTACCGGCGTCGACGGCAAGACCGGCGAGCCCGGCAATCCGCAGCGCACGATCGCGATGATCGACAGCGGCAAGTTCGGCGATGTCTCGCCGCCCGTGCTCGATGCCGCGCGCAGCTATGCGGAGGCGGCGCTCCGGCGGCAGCAGGCCGAGGCGCACCAGGCCGAGGCGGCGCAGCGGGCGGCCTACACCGACGCGATCGCGGCCGCGAAGATCCGCGACGAGCAGGGGCTCGATGTCGGCGATCTCAAGCCAATCGAGGCCGCCGCGGCCCAATTCAACGACAAGTCGGCGCTCGAGGACGTCCGCCGCCTCGGGCGCAATCGCGGTTTTCGGCAGAGCTCGCAAAACGCCACGCCCGAACAGGTGCAGGCGCGGATTTCGGCGCTCGAGGCGGTGCCCGAGGCCAAGCGCAGCGACGATGTAAAAGCCGAGATTACCTATCTCAAGGGCCACCAGGCCGCGCTCGCCGAGGGCTTCAACACCAATACCGCGCAGTGGGTGATCGAGCATGGCCCGCCGGGATCCAAGCCGCCGCCGCTTGACGGCCCCGGCGGGCTTGCCGCGCGCGAGGCCTGGGCGCGGCGCATGGCGATCGCCTACAAGCGCCCCGATTTTCCGCTATTCGGCGAGGACGAGCGCGCGCGCTATCGCTCCGAGGCCGCCCGCCCCGATGGCGAGGTGGCGGTCATGCGCGATCTCGCCGGATTCTCGCAGAGCGGGCGGATGCAGGCCGCGCGCGATATCGATCCCGAGAACGCGATGCTGCAACGCCTGGCCGTGGTGCCGAGCGAGTATCTGCCGCTGATCTCGGAAGGCGCCGCCGCGCGCAAGGCCAACCCGAAGCTGATCGACGGCGACAACGGCGCGATTGCGCAGGATGCGTTCGACCGCATCGTCGGCCCGGCTTTGCAGAATTACTCGGTGCGCGATCGTACGGCCGCCTTCGAGGTCGCGCGCAGCCTCTATGCGCAGTGGGCCTCGAAACACGCGATTTCCGCGTTCCGCGCCAGCGATTTCGAGCCGCTGATCCGCCACGCGCTCGGCGCCCAGGTCGGCAGTTGGGGCGGCAATCAAGTGATCTTGCCGTCCGGGTGGGACGACGCGCGATTCCACCGCTGGCTCAACGGCTACAAGGCGAGCGGCAATCCCAATAGCGCGCCGTACAATGCCGATGGCACGCCGATGAGCGAGGCCGATCTGCGCCGCCAGTTTACGCCGGTGCTGCGCCCCGATGGCGGCTATCAGTTCCACGGCCCCGGCGGCTCGATCGTCAAGCGCCGCGATCGCGTGCAGCCGTTCATCCTCTACCCGCGCGAGGCGCCGGCGCCGGTGCGGCCGAGGGCCGCGCCATGAGCGGGCGCGGTGTCCTGTCGGGCGAGCAAGCCATCGACGATCAGAGCCGGATGGCACCGGCCGCGCAGGCGACGCCGCCCTGGTATCATGTCGATTGGGACGCCCACCAGGCCGCGGCCGAGGAGTCGGCGAGCGATACGATGGCCTGGCAGACCGCGCAGCGCAGCGCCGCGCTCGACGATGCCGCGCAGCGGCTCGCCAAGCTCCGCGGGCAACCGTTCGACAGCTACTATATCGGGCTCGGCGGCACGCCCGCGGGCTTTGCCCCGACCGTCGACACGAACCGGCTCTATGCCGATCTCGCGGCGCTGCCGCCCGAGCAGCGCAAGCAGTTCGATATCGGCAACAATCCGCAGGAATTCGAGGCGATGATGCGCGAGCGCGGGCGCGTCGCCGCGGCCGAGCGCGAGCGGCGGATGGCGAAGGGCGGTGCGCTCGGCAATTTCGGCGGCGGCATGGTCGGCGGCTTCGCCAATCCGATCACCGATGCGACCTTGCCGATCGGCGGCTTCGGCCGCGGCGTCGCGATGAAAATCGCCACCGAAGCGCTGACGCAAGCGGGGATCGCCGGGCTCGAGGCGCCCGAAACCTATGCCGCCCGGCAGATGCAGGGCCGCAAGCTGACGCCCGAGGAAGTGCTGCGCAACATGGAGCTCGCCGGCGCCGGCGGCGCCGCGGTCAAGAGCCTGCACCTGGCCGGCGGCGCCGCGGTCGACAAGGCGCTCGAAACGAGCCTGCCGTGGCGCATGGCGCAAGCGCTCAAGACGGCGACGCCCGAGGGCAAGATGCTGCCGGCCGATCAGCTATCCGCCGCGCATGTGATCGAGCGCGAGGCCGAGATCGACGCGACGAACCCCTATCAGAACAGTTACCAGGGGATCGGCGCGCACCGCGAGCGGATCGATAGCGAGCTTCAGCGGATCGCCGCGGCGACGCCGCCGCCGACCATGACCGCGACCGCGGCGCCGCCGGCGGCCGGCATGGCGCCACGGCTCGCGCCGGTCGCCGCCGGCGCCGGCCGCGGTTTCCTCAATGACAGCATTGTCGAGGGGCTGCTGCGCCGCGGGCTGACCGAGACGCAGGCGCGCGGCGTCGCGGCCGGGATCCACGCCGAGAGCAAGAGCGATCCCGGCGCGCTTGGGCCGCTGCAGGCAACCACCGGGCACCGCGCGCTCGGCCTCGGGCAATGGCTCGGCCCGCGCCTCGAGGCGATCACGGCGCGCTATGGGCCGCGCCCAACGCTCGATCAGCAACTCGATTTTCTCGTCGAGGAATTGAAGGGCGGCCATCCGGCCGGCGCCAAGGTGCTCGGCCAGAAGGATCCGGCCGCGGTGCTCAGGAGCTACATCGAGGATTTCATGGTGCCCGGCGCGCCCGGTTCGCCCGATGTGGTCAAGGATATCGGCCGCGGCATGGAAGCGCTTGGGCTCGGCGGGGAGGAAGCGCCGGCGACGGGCGCGCCCGGAGAGCCCGAACCGCTGCCGCCGGTGCCCGAGCTCGACGCGCCAGGCCCGAGCGCGGCCGCGGTTGCGGCGCGCGAGGAGCCAGGCGCGGCGCCGGCCCCGGCGCCGCCGACCACGCCCGACGAGCCGCTGCAAGTCCGCCCCGAAGTCACGCACGAGGGGCTCGTGCCCGTGGTGCGCCAGATCATCGCCGATCGCGGCCAACGGCTCGACGTCGAAAAAATCGCGGCCGCGCTCGAGGTCGAGCCGCACCAGGTGCGCCGCGCGCTCGACGAGCTCGTGCAGAACGGCGAGCTCCATTCCAACCGCGAGGATCTGCGGCTCAAGGCCGAGCGCGTGCGGCGCGCGGCGAACGCGGCATCGGGCGCCGCGCGCAAGGGCACCGACAAGATCAAGCTGACAGCGGCGGCGCCGATCGACGAGGCCGCTGTCACCTATCGGCGCCGCGCGCAGCCGGCGGCCAACCGCGGCGGCGACAACCTGTTGCAGTTCATTTCGCGGCACGGCGGGATCTCCGAGGACGGGCTCAACGACGCCGGCCGCGTGCTCGGCACCAAGGGCCACGATCTCAAGGAAACGCATCAGAAATGGGTGCCCGGGCATGGCCCGCTGATCCGCAAGACCGGCCTATCGATCGACGACATGGGCGAACGGCTATGGGGCGAAGGCTATTTCGGGCCGCCCGAAGTGACGCCGCGGCCGAGCGAGGCCGAGGTGCTCGGCGCGATCGAGCGTTCGATCAAAGGCGAGAAGATCCATTCGTTCTATGAGGACGGGCCGCCGCCCGCGGCCAAGGCCAGCGATTTCGCGCCGCCCGATCCCGATAAGGTGACGAGCGACGAGGCGCTCGTGCAGACCTATCAGACCTGGGATGCGGTCGCCGCGCACGTCGGCCTCGCCGATCGGTTCAGCCTCGCCGAGATCGACCATGCGCGCGAGATCATGGCGCGCGGCACCGACAGCTTGCCGCCGCTCGACAAGCCCGAGGGCGAAGCATCCCCCGAAGAACTCGCGCCCTATTTGCTCGAGGCGGTCAATCGCGATATTCCGACCGGCGAAACCGAGCTCGACGGCGATTTGCAGGGTGCGGCGGTCGATTCCGAGGAGCCAACCTATGAACACTATGCCGCTGCCGCCGCTCAAGTCGACGCCGCCGCCGACCGCGGAGGATCTCGACCGGCTGCGCCAGAAGCTGGCCCTGGCCGAGAAGGCGCTGCAGGATCCCAAGGTGACGCAGGAGACAAAGGAGCGGCTCAAGGTGTCGAGCGCCCGGGTCAAGCGGGTGCTGTTCCTGGCGGAGAGCGTTTACCCGCAGCTGAAAGCGCCGCCGGCCGAGGCGGCGAACCTGTCACCGGGGCAACTCCCGATCTCACCGGCGCCGAGCGCGACGCCGCCAACGCCGCCGGAAATCTCGGGCCGGTAATTCTCGATAGCGAGGGCCTCAAGGCCTTCGACGATCCCACCGGCGCGCCCGCGGACAAGGCCGCCGACGATGCCTGGCATGATATCCAGGCCGCGGCCGAGGCGAAAAAGCCGCCGGCGGCAAAGCGCAAGAAGGGCGACGAGAACCCGCTCGTGCGCCGCGGCGATACCGTGACGCTGACCCAGGACGTCGACTATCTGAGGGCCGGCGAAACCTACACGATCGAGCGCGGCAACAAGAAGGAGGCCTATTTCCGCAACGCCGAAACCGGCGGCGGCACGTTCCTGCAAAACTGGACGTTGAAGCGGGCGCTCAACCAGGGCCACATGAAGATCGAGCCGCACGAGGCGCCGGCAGAGATTCCCGCGGCAGGACATGCCGCATCCCCCGAGGGGGCGGCCAGGCCGCCCGAGGCAGGAGCGCCGCCGGCCGAGGCGCCGGCGGCGCTAGCAGCCAGGCAAGGCGAGGTAAGGCCAAGCGATCCGGCGACGGTGGATATCCTGAAACTCATGGCCGGGGCTGAGGACGACGGCAAATATGCGCCGGTCGATGGCAGCACGCAGCGCGTTAGGATGCTGCTCGACGAAGGGCTCGCGGCGGTTGATCCGCAATCTGGCCGTGTCGTTACGACGGCCAAAGGCCGCGCGCTGATCGATGCAGCCGAAGCGCCGCCGGCGGCGCCGAGCCTCGATCTCGGCGAGCAAGTCGATCCCAACCTCGCGGCCAAGCAGCGCCAGGAGCTCGACCTCGCCGCGCAGCAGCCGCTTCGCGGCGCGCGCAAGACCGGCGCGGCGCAAGAGGAGGTGATGCCCGAGGGCCTGTTCGGCGGCAAGATCGAGCCGCGCATGCTTGCCGAGCTCGAGGCCAAGGGGCTGGCGGTCGATCTCGGCGACGGCAAGGGCCTGCGCCCCGTCGAGGAGATCCACGCCGAGCTCGAGGACGACGCCAAGGCGATTGACACGATCGCCAGCTGCATCCTGCCCGGCAAGGGAGGCACGCCATGAGCATTTCGGTGTGCGTGCAGGGCCTCGTCGACGAGGGCAAGATCAACAAGGGCCAGGCCGAGGACGCCGAGCGCATCTACAACCAGCATTTCCACGCGCTCAAAGACCAGATGGGGATGAGCGCGGCGGCCGGCGTCGCGAGCGAGCGCGCGATCGCGGCGATGAAAGCCGAGCTGATCCGCAAGAAGCTGCTCGCCGCGCGCACGGTCCAGGTGCGCCAGCGCATCGCCGGCGAGCTCGACAGCTACAACGGCGGGCAAGCGGCTGCGCGCGGCGGCCCGATCGATCCGCGCGCCGGCGCGGCGCTGATCGGCGGCGACGATCGCGCGACCTATTCCAACCTCGAGGGGCGCCGCCGCGCGATCGAGCGCCGCGCGTTCGCCGGCATGCACGCGATCCTCGAGAAGTTCTCGAATTCGACGCTCGGCTTTGCGCGCAACCCGGCCGAGCTCGACAATCTCGGGCGCGAGGCGTTCGGCCAGCATACCGGCGACAAGTCGGCGGCCGAGCTCAACCAGGCCTGGCAGCAAACCGCCGAATATCTGCGCCAGCGCGCCAACGCCGCCGGCATGGATATCGGCAAGATCGAGAATTGGGGGCTGCCGATCGCGCACAAGAGCCGCGCCGTGCGCAGTGTCGACTTCGCCACCTGGGCCAAGGATATGAACGATAACGTCGATCGCGCCAGGATGATCGACAATCGCACCGGCCAGCCTTTCACCGATCCCGCCTGGGACGCGGTGCTGCGCGAGGAATTTGCCAAGATTCGCTCGGACGGCGCCTCGCACCGCGAGCCCGGCAGTCCGACCGGCTCGAGCCTGGCGAACCAGCGCGGCGAGGAGCGGTTTTTCCATTGGAAATCTTACGATCACTGGAAGGCCTACAACGACCGCTACGGCGAGGGCACCGCCTACAATCTGATGATGAGCCATATCCGCGGCATGGCGCGCGATATCGCGCAACTCGAGATCCTCGGGCCCAATCCCGACGCGACGCTCACCTGGGTCAAGGACACGATCCACAAGAGCGCGGCAATGGATCCCGCGGCCAATAGCAAGGCGCCCGACCGCGCCAACGCGGCGATTGCCAAGATCGATCGGATGATGGCCGAGTACACGGGCGAATCGCGGCGCGTGGCAAACCGCAAGCTCGCGCTCGTCGGCTCGGGCATCCGCTCCTGGCAGACCGCGGCGAAGCTCGGCGGCGCCGTGCTCTCGACGCCGAGCGACCTTGCCTACCAGTTCTCGACGCGCAAATTCAACGGGCTCCCCGCGGCCAACATGATCCCGCAATATATCAAGCTGATGGCCTCTAGGGGCTCGCAGCAGGAGGCCGTGCGCGCCGGGCTGATCGCCGAGCGCTGGCTCAGTCATACCGGCGGTTCGTCACGCCAGCTGGCCGGCGAGGAGCTCACCGGCGAAGTTGCCAAGCGCCTGGCCGAAGGCACGATCCGCGCCTCGGGGCTCGCGCGCGTCACCGACGCCGGGCGCCAGGCCTTCGGACAATCGTTCCTCGGCGCGATCACCGACAATTCGGTGCATACCTGGGACAAGCTCGATCCCGCGTTCCGCCGCCTGTTCGAGCGCTACGGCATCGGCGAGGCCGAATGGGACAAGATCCGCAAGACCCCGCTCGAGATGAACGGCGGGGTTCCGTGGATCCTGCCTACCCATGTCGAGGATCACGCGCTCGGCGATCGCCTGCTCGAGATGATCGACCGCGAAACCAATTTCGCCGTGCCCGAGCCAGACCTCGCGACCAAGGCGGCGATGAGCGCGGTTGGCCGGCCTGGCACCGTCGCCGGCGAACTGTTCAAGAGCTCGGCCTTGTTCAAATCGTTCGGGATCGGCGCCGGCGCGATGCAGGCGCACCGCATCGCCGTGCGCGCGGCGAGCTCAAAATCCGGCGCGGCCAAGTATGCGGTCGGCCTGGCGATCGGCACGGGGCTGATGGGCGCGCTCTCGCTGCTCCTCCGAGACGTCATTCTCAGCGGCCAGGATCCGCGCGACGCAATGCGTCAGCCGTTCACCGATCCCAAGACCGGCGAGCTCACGTTGAACCCGGGGTTTTGGGGCGCCGCGATGGCGCAGGGCGGCGGCACTGGTCCGCTTGGCGATCTCCTGCAAAGCGCCGAAGGGCGCGCGGGCAATTTTTCCGAAACCTTGGCCGGGCCCGTCGCCGGCGACGTCGGCCGGGCGCTCGCACTGCTCGGCTCCAAGAACCGTGCGGGCGACGCTTTGAAGCTCGCGCGCTCCGAGATCCCCGGCGGCACGAATTGGTACACGCGGCTCGCCTTCGACCGCATGGTGGCCGACCAGATCCAACAGGAAATCGACCCCAATTATGCGCAGTCGTGGCGGCGGATGGAGAAGAACGCCGACGACAAAGGCACGCAATACTTCTGGCGCCCGGGCGACATGGAACCCGAGCGCGCGCCCGATTTCCGCAACATCACCAAGGGAGGCCACTAATGACCGTCGCCGCCATTGCGCCCACGATCGAATATCTCGAGGACGGCGTGACACTTTCGTTCCCCGTGCCGTTTCGGTTCCTGGCGCCGCAGAACCTGCTCGCCGAGCGCACCGATCCCGCGGGTATCGTCTCGCAGCTGACCTATGGCACCGACTACACGGCGACCGGCGGCGGCACCGATGCCGGCGGCACGCTGACGCTCGCGGCAAGTCTGGCCGGCGCGAAGCTCGTAATCCGGCGCGGCACGCCGCGCGCGCAGACGATCGACTATCAGACCAACGATCGCTTCCCCGCGGAAACCCACGAGCTCGGGCTCGATCGCGACATGATGATCGAGCAGGAACAGGATGCGGGGTTCAAGGATCTCGAGGATCGCGCGCTGACGGTGCCCCCCGGCGAGACGATCGACGACTTGCCGCCGGCCGCCGAGCGCGCGCAGGGCATCCTCGGGTTCGATGCCGATGGCAATCCGGTCATCCTGCCGAGCGAAGAATTGGGCTCGGTCGCGGTCGTCGCGCAGCGCCGCGAGATCGTCGCCGCCGCCGGGCAGACGACGTTCCAGACCAACGCGCAATATACGGTCGGCTATGTCTCGGTCTTTGTGAACGGGGTTTGCCTGTCGCAGCAGGAATTTACCGCGAGCGATGGCGTTAACGTCGTGCTCGACGAGCCCTGCCTCGCGGGCGATATCGTGCTGCTTGAGGGGTTCCTTGGCTCGGCCGTGATGACCGATGCGGCGGCCATGACCTTCATCCAGGCCGGCACGGGGGCGCTCACCCGCAACGCGCAGGACAAGATGCGCGAGCGCGTGAGCGTTGCGGATTATGGCGCGATTGGCGACGGCATAGCGGACGACTATCCGGCATTTCGCCGGGCGGCCGATTATCTCATAGCGCGCGGCGGCGGCGTGATAAGCGTCGACGTCGGCTCCTATCTGCTCAATTCGTCGCTGGTCATTCTCGGCAACAACATCACGATAGAAGGCCAAACATCCGGCAGTTCGTGGATCGTGAACGGCCAGGCCAACAAAGGCGCGATCGTGTGGGGCGACAACGCGGCCGTCTGGTCGCGCAATGGCGCGCGAAATCTGTTCTTCGGGCAAAAGGCTGGCGTTGTCGCAGTCAACGGCAACATGGGTATGCAGCTTAACAAGCAGTCGAATTTTGTCCTGGAGAACATACAGGTCGCGCCCTACCCGGCGGCGCTCTGGGATGGCCTGCACTACAACGGCGTCACGCAATCTTACACCAGCACGTTCGGCGTTCAGGGGTGCCTCGGCTGCGGGTTCAAGATCTACAATGACAGCGGCGATCTCTATATCGTCAACGGCCGCTGCGATGTGAACGGTGACGCCGGCATGTCGATTACCGACAGCCAGGGGCTCTATTTTGCCAATGTCTCTTGCTACCATAACACTGGCGACGGGTGGCAAATCGGCACGACCGGCTTCGGCACCAGCGGCAACAAGTATCATTTCTATACGCAGTGCGTCGGCGACACCAACGGCAACAACAATTGGGAAGTCACCAACCTCAAGAATGGCCTGTGGTCGAACTGTTGGGGTTGCACGCAAATCGACCCGGCGACCAACCCAAGCGCCAACGGCATCAACTTGTTCGGCGGCAACGTGTTCAATATCTCGCTGGTCAATTTCATCGCGATCGCGAACAACGGCCACGGGATAAACATTGCCGGCGCGAAAATCGTCAGTGTCACGGCGGCAAC